CTGGAACTGCTTGACGATCAAAGCGACGATCAGCGGCACGAGCATGGTAACGGCGGCTGATGCGATCTGCGGAAGTAACGCTGCAAGAAGTGCGGCGGTCATGAGGATCACTCCATGGCTCTGAGTTCTTCCACCAGCTTCTCGATTTCCGCAAGGATCACGGAACGCGTGCGGGTGGGTGGCGTCGGTACTGGCGTCGGTGGTGTGAGGTCCACCCCGAAGCTAGACGCGACAAGGGCATTGTAGAACAAACGATGGTTCTTGGCAATCTTGTCATCGTGTCCGTCCGGCCCATTGACAATACGGCGTGGATGCTTGTCGGGAGGAGCATCAAGAGCTGCGGGGAAGGAGTAGTTAGAAAGCTTCTTGCCAGTGAACAAGCCAGCCGCCATGCCGACAACGGCGATTGCTGCACTGATTTCCAGCTCCAGTGCCCTGTCACGGTCCCCAACGAGGTCGATCTCAAGTGCTTCTCCCAGCTTCTCGTAGTTGTCCTTGTGCGTTATCTGGATCATACCACGCCCGAACCAGCCGTCTTTCCAGTATGGGGTTTTTACCCATGATAACTGCCCACTGGCAAAGGCTTTGTTGAGGCGGTCGATGACGACGCTGTCAGGCGGGTTCTTGTTGGAGTGGTTGGCGAACACCGTCTCCTTAATGGGAGACATATATCCACCAGTTTCATGGTGGACCTGCGAGAGGATATTCGCCGCATGGTGGGTGTTGTTGATCCCGTAGTTTTCGAACGCGTCCAGCAGAGCTTCGCAGCCCGCTACCTGCGGCATCGACATGCGCCCGCCGAAAAGGGGTATCCTGACACTGTCAAAGAAAATCTTGCGGTCCATGAGGGTTACCTTTCGAGGTTACGAGCTTCTCTGGTAATTGTTAGGTTGGCCATACAGCCGTGGCGAGCGGCAGTTCGTGGGCAATGTCTTCGAAGCTCTCCGGCAGAGGGCGAGTGCCCGCCTCGATCTCGGCCAGCATGCCATAGAGGGTCGCCCATGTTTCGTCGCGGAGCTGGACGCAATACTGGCCCTCGGCGGCGAATTTGGGGATCGTGCTTGTTGCGTAGGTGCACGCGGACATGATGCCATCGTATCCGCGTGTGTTGGCGAACTCGTTGAGCTGCGTTTGAGCAGCGTCGAGGATGGCGAGCTTGAGGCGTTCGGAGGCCTGTGCTGCATCCTCGGCTTCACGGGCGTCGTATTCGGCCTGCTCCTCGGGGGACAGGTCTACTTCGGAGAGTTCTCCTGTAGAGGCGTCAAGGACTACTTTTTTCATCATGAGTTTTTCACCCCGTGTAGAATGGCTTTGCCAGTAATAGTTCCAGTGCCCGATGCAATTTTTACAGCGTTTACTCTGCTTCCAGAAAGGGCTACGCCACCTGCATTAAGCATTAGTCCGTTGTTGGTATTCCTAAACATTTGCGAATGCAGCTTAAAATGATCTGTTGTGCCAGTCATTAAACTAACTTTACCCGATGCGGCATTGCCTAGATTAGTACTAAATGTTGCGCCTAGTGGGATGAAGCTGGCTGCTCCGCTAACACCATTACTGCTGGGGTTAGTTGTAGCACCTGCAAAAGTATTATATGAATATAATGAATTTATATAACTAGACCCGTTATTTGTAGAAACCGTAACAATAACCGTTGCTCCAGAGGAGACAAATATGTCAAACAGTTCAATTATAAACTCGTCATAACTAGCCGACAGACCTGTAAACTCTATAGAGGCTGCTGCTGCGGCGTTCACAACACCTAGATAAAGCAGTGCTCCACCTGATGCTCCCGGCACGGTCAAATCAATGACCCGGTTCACGTCGCCTGTTACAAACTGCAACGTTCTATTAGCAGTCAGGTCTGATCCTGCTGTAAGTAGAAGATCGTGCGAGTTATTGGTATCCGCCAACGGCATCTGCAAACGCCGGGCGACGTCCACAGCTTGCAGCGCAGCAATGTCCGCTGGCATCGTGCCAAAATTAGCCGTCAGTGACCCGGCAGCGAGTGTAAGGCCAGCGCCAACTGTCAGCTCCTCGACGGCACCGGCATCCGCAGTGGTGCGTCCGAGAATGCGGTTTGTCGCCATCAGGAAGTCGTGCGTATCGTTCCAGTTGGTCGGGCGGATACGCGTCGTGTCGGGGCCATCAGCCTTGAGAGACGTAAATTTATGTTTGACTTCAATGGTCATCTACAGCCCCTTACCGAACTCTGAAAGATTGCGGGAACGCCCAGCGCTGGGAGCCATAGGTATTCCCGATGTTGTTCTCGTGTCTCGCCCGAGCCCGGCCACCCCTGTAGTTCACCAGATAGAACTGCGCCATTCCGGGGTTGGAGTAAGGCTTGCTCGGTTGCGCCATCATGCGCGACAGGATGCCGTTGATAAGCTCCTCGGTATAGCGCTCAACCGTATCTGAGGGAACGATGGGGAAGCTGTCCACGTCGGCAGGATCGGACACGGTTATGCCGAACACTCCGGTGTAATCCGTGTCCACGGTATATTCGTACCGGGCTTCGACAACGCCGGGCGTGGTCATGAAAAACCCGCCAACAGTGATATCGTCGGTGTTCTTCACAGAGAGGAGATTGTTGATCCTGCCCGTGGTGGGGTTGACGCTCGCCGTCTTGTTCCCCGCAAGCATAGTGAAATCGATCTCCTCTTGCCACACATTGGTGGCCTTGAAGAAGTCGTTGCAGAGGATAAACAGCTCCTGCTTGATGGCCCTGTCTATGGAGCCCGGCAAGTGGGGGCGAATGGTATCCATCAGGCGGTCAAACGGGCTCGGCATAGGTCACTCCTTATGAGACTGTCTGCATGAGCTGCATGACGAATTTGTTGAGGAAAATACCCGCCCGGCTGTCTTCTGTCTCCTCGGCATCGCGGAGCTGCACATGCCCGCACATGTAGTACATGAACGCGGACTGGTAGCCTCGGGGGATGGGGGGCTCGGTACTGAGCGGCAGGCCGATGATAGTTACTGGGGGGATATCGAAGAACAAATCGGGGCGGATGCGGTAGGCTTCATCCAGCGAAATCTCCAGTGCAAGCTGGAAATCACCGTCGCTGTAGCGCGGCGCAGGAGTGGTGTCCTGAAGCAGGATGCGGCACGCATTGATGTAATCCTCGACAGTCTGCACTTCCCACTCTCCGATTTGAGCGGACTATAACGTAAAAAAGGAGCGGGCACAATGGCCCGCTCCCCTTCAGTTACCCCGCATGGTAACTTATGCCTTGGCGACGATAGCCTGTGCCAGAGCGGTGCCGTCGATGACCTTCCAGCCGTAGACCTGAAGACCACGCAGGATTTGACCGAAGGTCATTTCCGAACGCATGGTTTCGACGTTGTTGATCTGGGACGCGAAGGTCAGCGCGTGAGCGTGACCGGCGTAGATCGCAACTTCGCCGGCTGCGAGGCCAGCGGCAACGCCCTGCGGCAGGAGGTTCGAGACGTAGATGGTAAAGCGGTCAACCATGCCGATGCGGCCATTGCGGAGCATCGAGACAGCATCGCCGGACAGGTACGCCTGACGCAGCTCGGAACGCTTGATCATCGTGGAGAACCAAGTGGGGACGATGATCCACCGGCCCTGCTCGGGAATGTTCTGCTCGTCAAGGGTCTGGCCCAGTCGCAGGATGACGTCGAGGACGTCCACTTCGCCAACGCCCGGCTCGTTCGGCACGACAGCGAGCGGCGCGGTCGTGATGCCAAGGTTGATATCGACGGACACCTTACCCGCCGTAGCGCCACGGTTGGTGACAGCGGTCGCCTGATTGAGGAGGCCGGTGAGCACTTCCGTGTCCACCACGATCTTCATCTGTTCCGACGCGTCGTCGGCCCAGAGCGACATGTTGTTGAGGTCGGACTGGACCTCCATAACGTCGTCGAGGATCGTGTTGAAGTATTTGCCCTTGTCGATGGTCAGCTCGACCAGAGAGCCCTTCGGGCGTTCGAGTTCGAGCAAGCCGTCAGCGCGATAGTCCTTGATCGTGATCGTCGGCTTGGTCCTGATCTTGACCGTATCGCCTTGGTTCTTGATCTCGCCTTCATAGTCGGTGTTCGAGATAGCGGCCAGCACAGTGGCAGCATAGAACTTCTCGATCAGTTTGCCCGACCAGATTTCAGGAATAAAACCTGCGGCCTGAAGGCCGTTGGCAGCGGAGCCGGTGGGGTAGATTGGCGGTGTAGTACCGCCTCCTGCTTGTGGGAAAGACATTGTATTCTCCGAGGACGTAAAGGGTTAAATGACCCGCCCTTCTGCCTGCGCTTCGAAGATCATCTTTTCGAGACGGTTCTTCTCGTCTTCGTTCCCCTTATAGTGCCCTTTGTTGACAGCAAGGTAGAACGCGGCGATTTGGGCGTGAGTGATGGTTTCCTTCACACCGGGGGTCTGTTCTACAGACGCTGCCGGGGCCTTGGCTCTGCCCGGTGCCGCAAACGTCTCCAGAGGAACTTTGCCCGTAGGCACTTCTGTCCGGTTGGTCGCGGGGCCAGTGGCAGCCTCATCGGAGAGGAACCCTTGGAAGAAGCGGAGCACTCGTGGGGCATCGCCCCTTTCGAATGCTTCACGCATCATGGTCATACGTATAGCACCAGAAAATGGGTCTGGCAAGTTGGCCCACGCAACAAATTTTGGGTCGCGATTGACCTTGCGCCAGTCGGTCATTTCGCTGTCGAGATACTGATACGTGCGCTGCACAGTCTCGCGTGCTTGTTCTTCTTCCGTCTTGGTAACGGCTCCCTTCAGGCGATCCAGCTCGGCACGCAGGCCGGAAATCTCCGGCGCAAGCGTCTCGGCGGCAGCGCGGCGGGCTACGTCGATGAACTCCTCGCCGTAGTTGTCCTTCTCCTCCTGCGTCACCGGCTTGAACTGTAGGTCCGGTGTGCGGGGCTGCGGTGCTGGGGCGGGTTGGCGAGGCCTAGCACTCAGGTCAGCAATCCGGCTGTTGAGGTCGGTGATAAGCTTCTTGTACCGCCCTTCCATCGTCTTGAACCTAGCTTCCCAGTCCACGGGCGCGTTGTCTGCCGGGGGCGTCTCGGGCGCAGGCGGCGTCTCGGAAGCCGGTGCAGGTGGCTCGTTTGCGTTCGCCGGAGGTGCAGGCGGCGTCTCGGGAGCCGGGGGAGTTGCCTCCTCGTACATCTGCTTGTGCAGGGCGTCCGAACGCGCAGCAGCCGCACGAATGGCGGCTGGCACAACGACGTCTTCATCCAGAGGGGCGTGCTTCTTGTTTGAGGTATACTTGCTCATGGCTTGTCCTTTTTCAGTTGCTCGGAATTGACGACGCAATCGCGAAGTAATTTCGAAAGAGTGACCAAAGCTTGAGCCCTCCCCTGATTAATTGCAATGTCCGACAACGGCGAGTGTACTAGGTTTTCCTTGTGAACACCTACGTATTCCTCCAAGGACCGCAAGAACTCTTGCCACTGTTGGGGAGAGCTTCTTGCGAGGGATGCGGATTTGATTGTGAGGTCTTGTGGTTGCATGGCTATTCTTTCAGTCGAACTCAAAAAGCCCGTTTTTGCCCGCTGTCGGGTTCTTGGAGTAGCTCGACCCACTACGGGCGCTGAAGTCCCTGCCCATCTGTGGACGCTGACCCATCCCGTTCATCCGTTCCGCCGACACCGCTTTCGGGGTAACCTGCGGGACGGCAGCCATCACCCGGTTGACAGGGGTGTATGGGACCGGAGCCACCGAAGACTGACGCACGACGGCTTGGGGGACGCCGGGGACGACAGGCATGTTGGGCGACACGGCGGGAAGGCCAGCGAAGGACTGGACACCTGCCACTGGCACGACAGCGCCCGGAGGCGGGCGGGACACGATAGGCGTGGTAGGCACTGGCGTCGGCGTGGGAGTGACAACAGGCGTCACGGGACGTTCGACGCCTGCATTCATGCCCTTGTTGAACTTGACCCACTTGCCAGTCGTCTTGTCGAAAACAGAAAACTCCTGATCCGGGTTCTTCTTCAGGAGCTTCTGGATATAGGGGTCACTCTCACTGAGGCCCTGCTTGGCAGCAGGTGCCGTCTCGACAATGCGCCGGGTACGTGCAGCTTCAGCTTCGCCCACCGTCCGCATCGCGTCCTGCTGACGTGCAGAACTGGTGCGGTGCTCGGACACCGGCTGCCGCAGGGAATACTGGGCGTCCCGGTACTCCTGCGTGTTCCACGGCAGCTCCTTTATTTCCTTCTTGGTGCCGTACATCGTCGGCTCTGTGGTTTTCTTCGCCATTGCTTTCTCCTTGGTTACCTTTCGAGGTAACGAGCTAAGGGGGTGGCGTTAAGCAGGCTTTGCGGCTTTCACCTTCTGCTTGCCGAACATCTTGGTGTTGCCGCCCTTCGCGCCGTCGCCAGAGCTTTTGCTGTGCTCCTGAGACGACATGCCGGGCTTCTGCGTGCCGGTGAACTGCTGCTTCATCATGGACGTGTTACCGCCCTTGACTGCAACGCCCGCACGCTTCTTGGCATCCTTGTTCACTGTCTTCTTCATTTCAAGTCCTCGGTTAGCCGGTGACGTTTGTCTGGGGTCCGGCAGTTGATGGTGCGGGCGCTTGCGCTCCCTGTGCTTCCGCCGCAGCGGCTGCTCCGTTGACGCCCTGCACCTGCTGGATGGAGGACATAAGCTGGTCATCTGGGGGAACAATGCCCTCCCCGTCAAGTCCTATTTCGTGTGCGACCGACCGGAGCACCTTGGCGCGGCCCGGAATACCGATGATCTGGCTGTCCATCGGGTTCGCAGTGATCTGGAGGAACTCAAGCTGGCGAACGCGCTGCGTCTCGCGCTGGATGGCGACATTGACACCCATTACGCGCACGTTCTCGTCACCTTGGAACACACCCGACGTATCCGTCAGCATAAGCATGTCGTAGAGCCCGGTGAGGGCTGGCCCGATGACGTCACGGTCTACATTCGCCGCGACCGTCTGGAGGATTTTCGAGGCGTTGCCCATGAGCATAGCAAGACCTGAAGCAGTACGACCAGCCCCGCCACCGGGATTAGCGCCAGACATATGGCGAGGAATAGCACTAAGCTCATCCGCGATCTCCCCGAACTTGGTGTAGACACCCAGAAGCTCCTGCGCGTTGGACTGCGGCTGGAAGAAGTCAACCGGCTTGATGGAGTTGCTCCCCGCCATCGCCATGTCGGCCTGCATATGCCAGCGCTTCCACGGATAGAGGTCATCGCCGTCGTTGTTGTTACCGATCATGTCGTCACGGATGACAACCTGCGGGCCTGACGCGATGGACATGTTGTTGACAAGCGAGCGCAAGGTAGCGTTGGCCACCTCCTGAATATCGCTGAGGATATCAGGCAGACCATTGCCCACTGGAGTACCGGGCACCTTCTCGAACGACGTGACGAAATAGGGGTGGCGCTTGCGCGGCGACGGCGAGAGCTGCACCTTGATAACGTGGCGACCGATGATGAATGCTTGGACGGTATAGTCCCGCACCGGGTCCAGCGGCTCTCCACCGGGATTGGTGAGCCCATACTCAATGAGTTTGTCGCCCTGCACGTTGCCATTGTATTCGAGGCAGGTGATCATGCCGGACTGATTGAGGGCGGGGTTCTCCCGGTTCTCGTACTGGGCGCGCTCCGTCTCGCCGCTCTCGTGTGCCTCCGAATACCCGGATTTGCCATAGTCGGTCAGGACGGCCCTGACAGCAGCCGTGTTGTAGCCCGGCAGATCGAGCAAGTCATTGAGGTCCGAACGCGTCAGGCGCTGACGCTCGATGAACGCTGCGTCCTCGACGTCAGACACGCCCGGCGTCCACCAGACGTCGAAGGGAGACACGCGCTGCCAGAACAGCCGGGCAGTCTGGGTTATCTGGGCCGTGCCATTGATATACTTCACAGCAGGTACGATCTTGACGACCGGCCCCTTGATGACGGCGAACGGGAATAGCGGCAAGTCCACGAGGAACTCGGCCAGCGCCTTGTAAAACCCGCCGCTCTCCAGCATCTCGTCAATGCGGTCACGCGCAAGGTCCGCACGGGCGCGAGCGGCTTTCTTCTCTGCCTGCCGTGCAGCGTCCATAAGCTGCTTGATGCGGTCGCGGATGGCATGGGGCGGGATTTGCTGCCCCGACTGGGCAATGAACGACACCTCGGTATTGACGAGATTGAGAATTTTCTCGCTGATTTCCGGGGGCACGTCGGGGTCTGACGGCGGCTCGACAGCCCAAGGGCGATCTGGCGTAAGGTAAATATCACGCAACAGGGACGACGCGCCACGGCACTTCATGGAGATGATGCGGGCGTAGACTTCAGACCCGCCGAATTTCTTGATTTCCTGTAGCTTCTCGGGGGAATACTGCCCGTTGAACGCACGCAGGGCAGTGACTAGGCGCTCGGTCCAACCGGACTGGCTGTCCCTGTGGCGCTTGAACCTGTCCCACTCGGCACGGATATACGCCGACAGGCTGTTGGCTGTGGCATCCGACACTGACCCTGCTGCGGCAGCCTTGGCTTCAAACTCTTTTCGGTCCCGCTCTGCAATCCTCCGGTCCAGCTCGCCCGGAGGGATTACATTGATAAGGGGGTTAATTGCCACGGTTGTCATCCCTTGAAACAAGTGTTACCTTGCGTGGTAATCCCACACTCTCAAGAGCATATATCATGAACGCCACGTTGTCGCTACCCCCCAAAGAAAATCTTGATGTGGTCATGCTCAAGGTTGCCCGCGACGTCGCGATGGATATCTACCCGCTTCAGGATATCCTGAAGAACAATGATATCACGGTCAACGAGTTCCACCGCTGGGCCACCCATCCCCAGTTCATCAAGTACCTCCAGAGCGAAAAAGAGGCGTGGAGCGCGGCATCCAACACGGCTGAGCGCACCAAGCTCAAGGCTGGCATCGTGATGGAGATGTTCATGGAGGAGGCGCACACTTCTCTCCATGACAAGAAAATCCCCCTCAATCAGCGCGTGGAGCTGACCAAGGTGCTATCGCGCTTGGCAGGGTTCGGCGTGACTGCGGCTCCGGGCAGTGGCGGTGGACCGGGAGGCTTCCGGCTCCAGATCAACATTGGCCCCGGTAACGAGGGCTACCAGCCCCAGCAGATCACCATTTCCGCTAACACCGACAGGGTCACCCCGGATAACAGCTTCGGGGATACCTTCGATGACGATGGCTACGACCCCTTTACTTCCCCGAACACGTTGGAAGACTAATCCCCTATGAACGCCATGCAATTCAATGCGCCCCCTACCGTATCTTCTTTCATGCGGTCGCGGGCGTTCGTCAGAACTATCCTTGGTCCTGTCGGCTCGGGCAAGTCCACCGGCTGCCTTATGGAGATCATCCGCAGGGCGCAGGAGCAGACACCGGCACCAGACGGCTTGCGCCACACGCGCTGGGCTATCGTTCGTCAGACCCTCCAGCAGATCAAGCAGACCGTGCTGAAGGAGTTCTACACATGGCTTGCTCCCATCACCACCTTCAAGGTGAGCGAGAACACCATCTATATCTCCTATGACGACGTACGCTGCGAGATACATCTTATCCCGCTGGATGACGAACAGGACCAACGGCGGCTCCTGTCTCTCCAGCTTACAGGCGCGTGGGTGAACGAGTTCCCCGAGATCGATCCGGCTATCATCCCCTCACTGTGCGGACGTCTCGGGCGTTACCCCTCGGCAGCGCAGGGCGGTCCACTGTGGTTCGGCCTGATCATGGATGGCAATTTCCCCAACGAGGGCGGGGACTGGTATAACCTGCTCGAACTGAACCTCCCCCCGGACTGGCAGCTATTCAAGCAGCCGGGCGGGCGCACCGCCATCGCGGAGAATATCCCCAACTTGCCGGGCGGCTACGAATACTATAACCGCCTGTCACGCGGCCAGTCACCGGAATGGGTCAAGCGTTACGTGGACGCGCAGTACGGCAACGACCCCTCGGGCAGCGCCGTGTTCCGTGACACCTATACACATGAGTTCCATTCGTTCGACAGCCTAGACCCCATCCCCGGTCGCCCGTTGATCATCGGACAGGACTTCGGACGTGATCCTTGGAGCGTCATTTGCCAGCTCGATCACAGGGGCAGGTTTCTGGTGCTGGAGGAGGTTGACGGGACTGATATCGGATTGGAGTACCACCTCCAGATCAACCTTCGCCCCAAGCTCTACGATGCCCGCTATGCGAACATGCCTGTTTGCGTGATTGGCGACCCCTCCGGCATATCCAAATCGTCGCTCTATGAAGAAACATCTTTCGATATGCTGAAGCGGGAGGGGTTCATGGCTTTCCCAGCTCCGACCAACGACCTTGATCCCCGTATCCGCTCTATTGAGGCGTTCCTGCTCCAGCAACAGGGAGGCAAGGCGACCTTCATGATTGACCGATCCCGGTGCCCCACTATCGTACAGGGCCTGCGTGGCGGCTATCGGTTCGCGAAGATGAAGGCGGGCGAGCGCAAGGCCAAGCCGGACAAGAACAAATACTCTCACCCGATAGACGCGCTTCAGTACGCGGCCATGGCGGCTCATGGTGGCATGGTGCAGGGAGCTATCATGCGCAGGCTGAAGGGTGTGACACAGCAACCCCCCAGATTTTCAGCCCGCGCTTGGACTTAATTCACCGACGATATACCGTAGATGATACCTGCGGCTGCTGCGGCACCGCCTAGCGCTGCTGCGAACATCATGGGCAGGAGCTTGACAACTGGTCCGTCCTTCTCGTCAAACGCTGCCGACAGGATCAGCAATCCGGCAACGAAGAACGAATAGGACCAGAAGCCCGGCCATGCGGAGTTCGCCCATGAAGGTGGCCTGCCAGCCCAGTTGTAGAGGGCGTTGTAAACGCGGGTGTCAGTGACGGTCAGCGCAAGCACGAACACACCGAGAATGAGCCGCCATTTCCCCTCGTGCCCACCATGCTTGATGGCAGCGAAGAAGGCCATGAGCCATGTCGCGGAGATGACCACATATGTCCCGAACGACAGGGAGTTAAACATCTCCCGCAGCGTATTGGCAGGGATAAAGTGCGTCATGATATAGTAGAAGATCGGTGCGAACACCACTCCCAGTATAGCCATATTGGGGGTCATAATTCGAAACATCATCGGCCTCGCGTCACAATCTGTATAGTCTCATGCGCCAGCCGTTCCTTTATCTTGATGGATCGGTTGGCTGATCTTAGCACGGCCTCAGTTAGCTCCCCCAGAACGGACTTGACTTCTTCCTCTTTCACGGGGTCACGGTCGGCGGGCTCCACGTCCTTGTACGTGACTGGCTGTGGCTTGGGCCAAAAATACTTCTCTACGAAGCGGTTCATAGGACGACCTTTGCGTTTACTGCGCGGGAAAACTGCTCCATCACCATGTCGTTCTTCTGAACAACGCCGATGAGAACTCTACCCTCGTCAATCCGCTTTTCGTATAATTCTTTGATCAGTGCGTCTTTTGCGGCGATGACAACGTCTGCCTGCACTCTATCCTTCTCCCGCGTGCGCCACATGAACCATGCAACATAACCAGCTATGACAGCGATAGTTCCCGGCAGTCCTTGGGAGAATAGTGGTGTGGTGATCTGCTCTATCTGGTCTGGGGTCATGTTTGTTATCCACGGGTTACCATTTTAAACAGGGTTACCTGCTCAGGTAACTCTGCTGTAGTGCCCGCCAGTCGGCGGGTCACTGGAGGTAACAGAGCATTACTTCTTAGGCCCACCCGGAATACTGGGGTTTCCGGGAAGGGGAGAGAGCGGGGTCAACAGCTCCACGGCATTCTCCAGCGCCGTGATCTTCGCTTCTAGCTGGTTGAGGCGTGCATTCTGGCTGTTGCCGGGGTTCATGTCATGCGCGGCTACCAGCACCTGCTTCCACTCGTCCCCCTGTTTCACCCACACAGGGATATAGAAATTACCTTGCGGGTAGTCCTCCGCTATGGGCAGCATGTCCAAGTCCGTCTCGGGCGCGGGCTTCTTCAGGGTGAACGGGTCGTGAGCTGGCCCCATGATGGTGAACTTCGGACCCATGAGAGGGTATCTCCAGACGTGCTTTATCAGGGCCAGACCATATACGATCCACCCTGATAAGTCCATGGGGTCATTGCTATTTTATGGTGTGTGGTGTTTTACGAGAAAATGGCCTCCATGGCATAATAGCTGGCACCTGCGCCCATGAGCAGCATGGCGATGAAATTGAGGATAGCCGCCCCTCTCAGAGCGTCGAACCTGTCGTCTTGGGCGATATACTGCCCGGTCCCGCCGAGCGCCAGAGCGAGCACGATCATCCCCCGTGAGAACCCCGGACCTGACATGAGGATACCCATAGCCAGCGTGGCGAACAGGATCACGGAGCACAGTGCAAACACACGTTTATCAATCATCTTTTTTCTCCAGTTGCATCTTATCCAGCCAGTCCCGCAGCTCGTCCAGCCTGCGATACAGCCACTCCCTATGCTCCTCTGTCTCGATGCCTGTCCACTGGATGGTGTGAGCGTCCGACGTGCAGGCAGCAGCGAAAATAAGCGTTCTGGCTTTATACCACTCGTTCACCTTCCTCACAACCCGCGCCTCGGCAATGTCCTGCCCTTGGAACCGCAGCGTCTTCTGCGCATCTTCGGGGTTTTTTATCTCCTCGGTGTTCTCGGGGACGTGGCGGGCGAAGTTGAGCTGTGGTGCAGCCTCAGAACTCTCCCTCTCACACTCGGCGCAGCGCAGGTTGCCATTGAGAACGACTTGGAACGTGGTGCACATGCAGTCCTCGCACACAAGGATGAACTCGGACATGTCCTCTTTTTCAGCCTCTGGGGAGGGCTGGTTACCTTTGAAGGTAACAATATTATCGTCCATCATCGCTCTCCTTCAAAACAGCTTTGTCAACCAGAACCTCCCCTACCAAAGCACGCAGCGCATCGTGGTACGCTTGTATGATCTCTCGTGCAAGCTGGGGTGTAAACCCCTCGTCAGAGGACGGCAGCAGAGGGGCTTTCGTGATCTGGATAGCCCTGTTAAGTGCTTGATTTGACATATTAATATCCAATAGTAAGTTAGCCCATCACCTTCACACCATAAGCCAGCAGTCCCGCGAGGAGCGCCATCGCAATCCGTGCCTGCCACGTCAGACCATCGGTCAGTATGTGGAAAAGGGCGTAGGCGATGCCCCAACACAGGCACTGGAGAGCGAACGTCATATCGTCAGCCACACGACGAAGAACACGGCGGCAGCGAGGAGCGCGTATGTGAGGAGGGAAGGTCGGTGCTGGCGGAAATTGGGATCGTGCTCGGGGCTCTCGCGGAGCATGGAGCGTGGGCTGGACAGGTCTTCGAAGTCGGGGCTCATGTGTCGATGCCCATGTTGAGCCGCATTGTGTGCAGAAGCCTCTCCATGTCGGCCTTGAAGGGGTTATCGCCCGTATAGGAGAAACTGTAGTAATATCTCTTGCCGTTGTACGGCACCCAGCCGCGTGCACTCTGCTGAAGCGTGTCGGGGCATACCCAGAACTCGTGGGTGCCGTCTTCGAACTTATATCCGAGAGCTTCCTCCAGCTTACCTAGATGGTAGCCGACGTTCACCCTCTCGGGCTCATGGAAGTCCGGCATTCCGACTTTGCCGTCTATGACCTCGGCACGGACAAGGGTGTGGGTGATTTCTTCCCACACCACGTATTCTTTAAAGTCGTGTGTTCGCAGGGAGGTGGTGATTTTCTGGTGCATGTGGTGTCTCTCTTATTTGAGGGGTTAAGAGGTACGGCAGAGAAGCGGTGCTCTGTTTCTACAGGTGCTCCGGGGGCTGATGGACCCCCGGAGCTATATTACCCAGTGCGGTGCGCGGAGGACGCTTTTCGCTGAGTAATTTGAAAATGCTACCCCCTGAGCAAACCTGACATGCTGGAAAGCAAGTCCCTTTCAGATCGTGTCGAGCCGGGCAGCTCCAAGCTCAGGAGGTTCGATGGTTTTACAGGGTTTCGATAGGGTTGTCAAGTGCTTTTTTATCTTATATATTTATGGACCCATACAAAGCCCCCCGGGGGTGCCCCACCCCTTGGCCATGTACCCCTCCCGGTCTACCTCATGAGGTAACTTTTCCCGTTTCCCTATGGTGTAGGGAATGCGGTGCCGAGCGGGCGAGAGAGTAGCGAGTGGCGGTAGATCACTCCGGTTCTTTGACATTGTTAGGTGATCTCGACAGGTGCACTGGATTGTGTACAAGTCCGGGACGGGAGCAGGAAACTCCGTCGAAACAACTTCCACCGAACCATAGCACCGTGCTACGGTTAGGCCATTCTGTTACCTTGGCGGGTAACGGACAGCCCGGCGCGAGAAATCGTCGGGAGGGCCTAGCTTAGGTGACTGGAACTCTTGGAAAGCCAAGGACGTTCGGAGAATGGTCTAAGTCAGAGATAGGCCAATCGTTATAGGCGTCACGGTCTGACTGTGGCGCTCGATAACCATTGGAGTTAACTATGCTATACCTTGCTGAAAGTGACAATGGTGAATATTCAATCACCATTGAAGTGTCCGATGAAACGGAACTCGACAACCGTTTTAAGGCGTTCGACGTTGACAATCAAGAATGGATTGTCATCAACGGATGGAATTGGAATTTCGAACTGGTAACTGAATAGCTCTTGCAATCCCGCAAGAGTTACCACATAAAGTAACTGCGCTAAGCGCACAACAAAAGGAAACATAGCCATGACTAACGCAACTCCCGCTACTGCTACTGTCGCTCCCGGTGCTGAAACTCCCGCAACGCAAGCCAATGACAAGCGCATCGGTGATCTCCTCAAGCAAGTCGCCAAGTTCGGCGAAGAAAGCGCGCTTGGCAATGACAGCTTGCCTAAGCTCGCTCATGCCGTCGTCGGCGCGGCTGCTGATGGTATCATCGACCTTGAAACCAAGGACGGCAAGGGCAATGACGCGGCGTTCCAGCTCTATTCCAAGTACGCCGCAGCTGAGAGCAAGAAGGCAATCCACGAGCATTCATCGGGCGGCTTCAAGGGCAACGTGTCCAAACTGCGCCAGCTCATTGCCATGGGCTGCATGACAACGGTTGACGCGAAGACTGTCATGCAGGACGCCTTCAAGGCACGTGAAGACATGATTTCCGACAGCGTCAAGGTCAAGTCGGCCTATCCGTTCTATGTGGATGTCGCCCGTGAGCAGCTCAAGACGGACAAGCCGTTGACGGCTCGTGAGCTGGAAGCCATCGCCATGAAGGATGAGCCGGCTGCGAAGACGCTGGAAGGCGAACTCAAGCGTGTGCAGAAAATCCTTGAAGGGCTTGTCACTGGTGAAAACCGCGACAAGATCAAGGACGCCGATCCGCTCACTGAGCAGGCATTCAATGCCGTCCGCGACCGTCTCTCGGCCATGGCAACGCTCGTTGCTCGCCAGAAGCTGATGCAGGAGGCTGCGAAGCTCGGTATCAAGCTGGCCTAACCATCGAACCAGTTGGTAATAGGATAAGCCGCCCGCCGCAAGGTAGGGCGGTTTTCTTATGCCCAACGCTTACACCTTACATTACCATGGGAGGTAACAATGTCTCGCATCATCGCAGTGTACACCATTGCACCTCGGTATGGTGAATGGGCGGCATTCGCTTTGTTCAGTAGTTTTGTGGCTGGAGTTGGGGTTTACTTGCTCGGGTTGTAGCCGATTGCACAAAACTCCAAATGGATTTGGAAATCGTTGGGGGCATTGTCGCGTATCATTGCACAATCCTCCAAATATGGCGTGTAATGGTAAGTTTTGCCGTGGTTTAATGCACGGCAGGCGAGCTTGAGCGAGCCGAAAAGCGCGCACTCATACGACCTGTGATGGGCTTCCGCAAGGTTACTCTATCTATACGTGCGTAGCCTCGGGAACGGCAGCGAAAATACAACCTGATCCGTGATTTCGGCAGCCAGAAGTTTATAAATACCTTTTTTCTATATAATTATATATATATTATACTATTATGTCTTTATAAAAAATGTTTGAGGGCGGCCATTTGGCAACCCTATGGAAACCCGCTCAAAACCATCAAACCATCGACACATCAGTTTTTTAGAGGCTCAATTTCACGAGTTCGTTCCGCATCCGTAACAAACTTCGAATAAATCGCTCAAAAATCCTATTACAGATATTACAGCTTTTCTCAGATGCCGTGCCTATTTTTATTTTAATAGTGTAATAGGGCAAACTCATCGAAAAACAGGCCCACCTTACTATTTAATTAAATGAAGCATTTTGCTCAACATATTATGGGATTTTCGCGAAAACGCCCTATTAAATAACTAAATTGACAACCCTATGGGAACCCTGTGTATACTTTAGAATAATATTCTACGACGGGTACGGCATAGAAAAAATAATATTCTACGGCGGGTACTACACTCCAGAAATAATATTCTAACGACAGCGCCGCAGGCGCAGCTCTCTCGATGCCGTCAGGTTGTAGAGCATACTAGCTGGTATGTTGTGCGCAACGTATCGCGAATATTCTAAGCTCACTAATTTAGAGGATGCTAATGCACATGGTGAGCATATACCCAACGTATACCTCTTGACAACCGTTACCCTCGGTGGTAATTAGTTATGTAACGAGCCAGCCAAGAGGCCGCGGCAAGGTGCGTACTACACACATAAGCCAATCAACCCATTCCACCATGTAACCTCGAAAGGTAACTCCCATGACACGAGCTAACCAGCCCCACCTCGGAACCACAGATGCAATGTCCTATGCCGACTTCCAGCGTTACGTGGCGAATTATGGGTTCCCAACATGCCCGCTAACTGAGGAGCAGTTCAACGCTGCACGGTCCATTGGTGCGACCGATGGGGAGATGTACGGCATAGCGTGCGACGTCAACGCTGGCGTAGACTTCCATGTTGCTGGGCTGTTGAACACGCAGCGCAATGGGAAAGCACCAGAGGGATGGCGAGTTGCCGACACTTCAACCCCGCAATAGGAGAGTTACCCCCATGGTAACCCAACCAATA